TGTGCAAGATACTATTTGGAGGGAAAGGCCATAAAGTGGCTCAAATTCCAGACAACGTATCTTTTCGCTGCACATACTCGTAATGAGGTTCCGAAGGTCCCTTTTGATCTAAAGGGTGATCTTCCTGGTGTGTTAGCTGGTGGATGGGTGTATGCATCTTGTAAACGGCTAATGCAGGGCAGGCGTGAGGACATAGGTCGAGCTGTAGATGTGCTGTATAGTAAATATGGCATGCCGAAAGCTCCCGCAGGCTTCGTTGAAGAGAACCTCGAGAAGCACATGTCCACTCTCACTACTTCGACGCCAACAACTCCCTATGCGTTGTGCGTCCGAAAGACCTCGCCGGGTGGCCTGATAACCCACACGGTACATGAGGCGACAAGGTCAGCTGTCAAGTCGATAAAGAACTCCATCGCCACGGTGGTCGAGGCGTGCTTTAAGCACCACCCCTTCCACTGGCGACATCTGGTACCAAAGCCGAGTAGCTGCTTTGAGAGGAATACCGCGAAAGGTGGTCAGATAACCGAGCTCGTAGCGCAATTCGCCGAGCTTGATGCTGATTTGCATCCAGAGATACCTGATTTTTCGACTTGTGACATGGAGATGGTGGAAGTGAAGCCTGGTGTGGTGAAGACCTTCGAGCTGTCGTTCGCGAAGGTTGAGATAGTTAGAAGGTTCGAAGAGTTTGTGGGTTGTGTGTCGGAAGGTCGCTTGAATGAGTGGCTTTCTTGCAAACAGTTCGCGATTCTAGAGCCTCTGAAGTGCAGGGTGATACTGATGGCGCAAGCAGTGGAGATGTATTTGGTTACTGGTGTTCAGAAATGGATGCACAGTACGCTGAAGCGGGTGCCTATATTTCATTTTATAGGAAAACCCGACTCACTCGAGGAGATCTGTGATATCTTCGGGGAGCCCTTGAAAGAGGGTGAAGAGTTCGTCTCTGGTGATTACGAGGCCGCTACGGATAACATTCGCGGTGAGCTGAGTAGTTGGGCATGGTCGTGTATTGCGAGTCACGGACAGATCCTTTCGAGGAATGTTCTTGCCTTGGGTCACAAGTGTCTGACGCGTCATTTGCTTCATCCCCGTTCACGAACAAAGGGAGACGCTTCGATTGGAAATAATAGTACATCGAAGAAGCAACAGGGTGGCCAGTCTATGGGCTCACCTATGTCCTTCCCTGTCCTTTGTGTTGTGAATGCGGCGTGCTGACT